TTATTTAGCTAAGGATATAAATGCTCATTCCCGCACAGGACGTAACTATCCCGGCCCAGAATGTTGATCTGGGGTATGAGATAGTAGCAACAACATTACCTATTAGTGGTGGTTCGATTAATGCAACCATTAATGCGCCATCTGGCAAGGTAGTAGTAGGTGCAGGTTGGAGTGGTATGGCCCAATATTACGCTGGAGCAAATGAGGGTATCAGACACTTCCACCCAACAACAGACGGGACAGGTTGGGTAATTGATGCTGACTTTACTGTCAACGGATACACACCAACACCAACGCTATACTTGATTTGCATTAACGCCTAGTAATAGGTTTAAGACTTCTGGGTACCGGCTTGTACCCGACCCATACAAATGATAAGGACTCAATATGCCGCAGACTTCTGCCATTACGGGTACACCGAATATCTCCGGTGCTCCAACTGCTTACCAGGGTGGTAGCTCAGCCCTTTCTCCTGCTATCCAGACAATCTGGAGCAAGGAAATTCTATTCCAGGCAATGCCAATTCTCCGCTTCGAACAATTCGCTGTAAAGAAGACAGAGCTTGGGGTTACCCCTGGTCTTACAATTAACTTCATGCGTTACAACAACCTAGGACAGGCTACTCAGCTTGTTGAAGGTATTCGTATGCAGACTGCTCCATTGACAGCTTCTCAGTTCTCCATCACTGTGGCTGAGCAGGGATACGCTGTTGCTGTTTCTGAGCTTCTGCTAAACGCATCCTTCGATGACGTTATGGCTTCTGCCTCTCGTCTTCTAGGACGTAACATGGCTACTTACCTTGACGTGAGTGCCCGTAACACCCTTCTACAGGCTTCCTCACAGATCTTCGGATACCAGAAGGACACTGGCGCACTTAACAACCAGGTTTACTACAACGTAGGTACTCCTGCAACCAGCAATGCTCAGATGACTGGTGATTTCAACCTTACAAGCCAGGTTGTGTACGACGCAGTAGAGACACTTGCGACAAAGAACGTACCAAGACTTGGTGAGACCTACGTATGTTTCGTACACCCACATCAGAGCCGTTGGCTACGTAATGACCCTCAATTTATTGAGATGACTAAGTATGCAGCCCCAGGCAACTTTATGCTTGGTGAGATTGGCCGCCTAAACGATGTAGTATTTATAGAAACTACTCAGGTTCGTAATGTTGTAAATGGTGCTGGTGCTGGATGGACTGCTGACACAACCACTAACGGTGTAACCACTGGAAATGGATCTGCTAACCGTTACGACTCCATCTTCATTGGAGACAACGCATTCGGTCACGCTATTTCTCTTCCTGTTGAACTACGTGACGGTGGTATCCTAGATTTCGGTCGTGAGCACGCACTTGCTTGGTATGCGATCTGGGGATTCGGTCTAATCACCGACATTTCCGTAGTTATCGCTTCCACAAACTAATTAGCTTTATGAAAGGCCCTGCTCCTTCAATCTGGGGCAGGGCTTTTCTCGATATAATGTAAATATCAAACGAGACACTTTATTTGGAGAACAGAATGCCACCACGCAAGCGTCAAGGTGACTTGACCGGTATTGAGACTGAGCGTCTGATCAAGGAAAACGCTGAAGAGCTGAAGAGACGTGCCGAGGAAATCTCTCTCATGGCAGAGGTTGAGGCTGAGCAGAATGAAATTCCTATCGACTTCACCAATGGACCTGCCGCACCTCCTGTCAAGGATGAGATTGAGACCCTTGGGGATATTGAGCTAGAGCCAGTATTCAAGACCATCATCCCTAACACCACCCTAGAGTCCATGACCTTTGGAGCGGGTAAGCACTACAGCTTTGAAGAGGGCAAGAAGTACAACGTTCCAGTTGAATTGGCACGACACCTTGAGAGCAAGGGTCTGCTGTGGACTGGAGCCTACCGCTAAGAGAAGGAATTAGTTCATGGCAGGAAATACAACCGACGCTACAGACCGCGCAATCCTCAACTGGATTACCGGTACTTCTACTGGTGGATGGACTCCTCCTACTACTGCATACGTCATGCTGTTGACTGCTGATCCCAGCCTAACTGCGGCGAGCCCCACCAATCCTCAGCTATCTGAATTGACTGAGCTTGCGGCTACTGGATATGCACGACAGGCAGCTACCTTCAGTGCAGCCACTACTCCGACTGGTGGAACTAGTCAGATTGCTAATTCCAACACCATCACCTTCGGTCCCTTTACCGGGGCAGGTGGTTCCAATACCGCTACTACCTTTGGTGCCCTAGTGAATGCAGCGTCAGGAACAACCGGAAACGTTATTGCGACATGGCAATGGGACAGCTCAGTTCTTGCTCCTCAGAACCAGTCCATTGTTATCCAACCAGGAAATCTCACTCTAACCCAACAGTAGGTCTAAATGGCTTTTACAACTCAGGACATCATCAATAGAGTCCGTATCGAGTTGGGAGACACTGGGGCACCATTCTCAGATACCTTCCTAGGTACGGGAATGGTGTCCACCTACGATCTAACCGAGTTCAACGTATGGAATATCACCATTACGTGGATCAAGAATCAGCAGGCGATTCAGCTTGTAGAAGGAACTGACTACTCCGTCAACAAGCAAGAGGGAAGAATCTTCCTGTCTGGGGCTTCTGCGCCGCTTCCTCAGGGAGATACCCTAGTAGTTTCTGGCTATGCTGGTGGTCTGTTCTCGGACGATGAACTAACTGGATTCATTAATGATGCGGTGCTTCAGCACACCAACGGAAGAACCGTGACCACTCGATTCAAGGACTCCAACGGATTCATCAAGTATGTTCACGTACCGATGGACCTGTCCAACCTTCCCTCCATTGAGGGGACCTTAATCGCTCTTCGTGCTTCCATTGATGCGCTCTGGGCACTGGCAACAGATGCCTCCACTGATGTAGATATCTCCTCTGCTGATGGAACCACCGTTCCGCGTAGTCAGAGATACCGTCAGCTCCGTGAGCAGATTGACGGAATGACTGCCAGATACGACCACCTATGTGCGATGCTCAACGTCGGTCTGGATCGTATCGAAATGGGCAAGATCCGTAGAGTATCCAAGACAACTAATCGTCTGGTACCAATCTTCGAAGACCGCGAATACGACGATTACGATTACCCACGTCGTCAGCTTCCTCCAATTGATGCAAGAGACGAAGACACATCAAACTTGCAGTCTCCTATCTTCGGAGGAATGTGGGGACTTTAATATTCCGACGACCCCTATAGAGAGCAGGATCTCATGGCACTTGACCGTGCAGGATGGAAAGGCGGACGCTTTTCTGTCAATTACGAGACATCCTCTATCTATAGGGGTCTTCGTGATTGGCAGAGATGGACTGGCGATGCCGTCTACTACTATCGCTTTGCTTATGATCAGTCCTCTGTAGATCCTGTATACGGAGAAGCCAACGCTCCGCTGGGCAAGGTCTACTTCGGCCCCTCCAATGTACCGGCGCTTCACGTCATTCACATTGAAGGTGACAACGACAACAGCGAGAACGGTTTCTATTACAACGACCGCGCACACATTACTCTGTCCTTTGACCAATTGAAGAGACTGGGGCTGGACCGTATGGACCTGTCCACTTCCAATTACCTCAAGGACAGATTCGTTTATGACACCAAGGTATTCCGTGTAACCTCCGTACAGATCCTTGGACAGATTCAGCAAAAGGACATCATTGTTGCCATCGATGGTACCCAGGTAAAGCCTGACGAATTGATCAACGATGTGCAGTTCGCCCAGTACGCCACACCTAACGACAAGCAATTCTCTCAGCGCTTGAGCCTGAAGGATGCTGTCTACGATCCATACAACAGTGGAAGAAATGTCTTCCCACTTGATTACAAGCCTGCGTCCCCAAGCGCTATGAGCAAGGCATTGAAGCAGGTTACCCCAACCCTTCGTAACCCACCTGGATACATTCAGCCAACTACTCTCGGATATGGTGAGGGTCAGTATGGTCAGGGCGGTTACGGAGGAGGACCGATTACTTCTTAGAAAAGGTTTCTCATGGCACTAGTACTTCCTGTGCGTGGCCAGGCCGATTGGGACGTTACCAACAATGCCGCGCTCTTATATCTGGACGCCGCTATCCGAACAGCCGCAAGCGCTGTCAATGGTGTGCAGGTTTCTGGTACTCCTTCTGCTAACCAGGTGCTTACTGCCACCAGTTCCACCACTGCCGTATGGCAAACTCCTAGTGGTGCTGGTGCACTACTGGCTGCCAATAATCTGTCTGATCTGGCGAACGTTGGGACAGCTCGTACAAACTTGGGGCTAGGAAGCGCTGCAACGGCCTCTACAAGCGCGTTTGACGCGGCGGGGGCAGCAACTACCGCCCAGACCAATGCAGCCTCTTATACGAACGCTCAGATAGCTTCTGAGGTCACTCGTGCCAATGCGGCTTACGCACCTATCCGTCCAGACGTATTCAACGTATTGAGTTATGGCGCAAAGGGTGACGGAAAGATGAGCGTTACTGGCTCCATGACTTCTGGCTCTGCGGTATTGACCATCACTGACTCTCAGTTCGTATCCGGCGACGCGACAAAGCCAATCATGGTTGTAGGGGCTGGACCTGCTGGTGTGACTACATTGGTTACCACCATTTCTACATTCACCAGCAGTAATCAGGTAACACTTGCTGCGAATGCCAGCACCACTATTTCCAACGCCATTGTGCTCTGGGCAACTGATGACACTGCGGCTATTCAGTCTGCTATCAACGCTGCACAGTCTTATGCAGCTTCTAATGGACCAGCCACAGTATTCTTCCCTGTCGGTTCTGGATTGTTCTATGGAATTGCTGGAGCACTAAATACTTCTCACTCTGGAAACTCTCAGCTTTACTTCACTCCTGTAGCCACATCAGCAAATAAGCAAAACATTGTTATGCAAGGTGTTGCCAACGGCGCGGTTCTTGAGCACTGGCAGCAACTAGGTCCACAGCTTAATGGATCTACTCTGGTTTCCTTCGGAGTATTCGCCAACGCTACTGCCCAGACCAACGCCATCAATGCCAATGGAAACGCTGCGGTAATTGGTGGACCTTCTCAGCCAGCGGGATATGGTGCAGGAACAGCGTTGTTCTCCAATATGAGTGTGACCTTCAAGGATCTATCCATCCTGACCACACACAGCGTCAATGGTTGGACCTACTCTGCTGGAGATATGTCAGGTATTGCCAATTGTGCACTTATTGATTTCGCGTACGGTTCTACCTCTTCCCCAGCACAGCCAGGTTCTATCAATTTGAACCAGGGTGCCGGATATGCAAATGGTCTGTCCATCGGTTGGTTGATGCCAGCTAATGGAAACAATGACATGTGTGAAGTCAGAAACATGACCTGCCACGGTGGCTACACCTTCGGCTTCCTGATGACTGAGCACACCGTAATGCCGAATGCACGCATCCTTTACTGCTGGTCTGGCCTGTGCCCAACAGGGACCTACTACAACTCTGTCGGTGCTACTCACGCTATGTGGGTTGGTCAGGTTTCCATTGAGCAGTGCTCTGTGCTTATCAACATCTTCGGTTCTGGTTCCGCTGGTGTTGGACCAATCATCAATATTGACCAACTGGACACCGAGGCTGCCGCCCCTGATTTCAGAGATCGCTCTGGTGGAACTGCTATTGCCAATGCCTTGGGAACTATTCGCCTTACTGGTCTGTTCACTGCGGACTCCATTTCCGTATCCGGTCCTACTGGCTTGAAGATTATCAATGGACAGAAGGGATTCCCCGCCAGAACAGTTACAAGTAATTACACCGTAAATGTTCTAGATGATACGATTTATGTAGATGCCTCCGCTGGTGCTGTAACTGTTACTTTGATCAGTTCCCAGTGGACACCTAATACTTATACAGTAGTTAAGGTGGACAGCTCTGCAAACGCTGTAACCGTTGCGGCGAAGTCTGGAGAGACTATCAATGGTGTGGCTTCTGTGAACCTGACCACCCAATACCAGAAGACAAAGGTGATTCCAAAGGGTGGCATCAACACCGGCTGGTACCAGGTATAAGGAATAGTATGAGCTACACACCAATTGTCAAGGGAACCCCTAACTGGGACAACCCTGTAAATGCAGCATTCACGAATATTGACGCAGAGGCCACTGCTGCCCAAGCTGCGGCTATTGCTGCACAATCCACTGCTAATTCTGCGCTGGCTACAGCACAGGCAGCCACACCTAATACTGGAACCTACATTCCCGCATCTTGGGGATCATTCTGGAAGACTGCTAGAAACAATGCCAGTAATCAGCTAGCCCGTGTAGCTGTGGTTGGTTCCTCCTCCGCACAAGGTCTGTACTCCTCCAACCTCATTACCACCAGTTGGGTAGGAAGACTGATTACTCAGCTCCAAACCAATTATGGGAATGGTGGTTCAGGATTCTTCGCAGCCAGCCGTTCCGCTACATTCCTTGGAGCCTCCGCTACTACCACAGGTTGGCAAGGTCAGACAGGTAACCTGGTAACTACTTCCGGCTCCTGGTCTGTAGGAAATCCTTATGGTCCGGGTGGAACTTATATCTTCAGCCAGACTGCCGGAAATACCGTGACCTTTATTGTGTCCGGTACGAAGATTCGCGTCTATACCATCGGTGGATCTGGAAGACAGCCGTGGACCTACGCCATTGATGGAGCATCTGCTGTGTCCGTGTCTGACCCTGGCGGTGTTACTCAGGTAGCGGTCCAGACCATTACAGGATTGAGTGCAGGATCTCACACTATTGTGCTGACCCACAATGGAACCAACGGAGCTTCCTTCGCTGTCTGTGGAGTAACTGGGGAAAACAATACTGGAGTTGTTGTCAACAACTACGGATTGTCCGGAGCACAGAGCAATTCTGTGTCTGACTTCTCTGCCAACTATCTTCCCGGTTCTTGGGAAGGCGGACCGAACTATCCTGCTGATCTCCTTATCTACACTCTTGGTGCTAACGATGCTAATGCGGGTGTGTCGGGAGACACCTGGGCAACCAACCTGAGAAACTTCCTTTCCTTTGTCAAGGACGGAACACCAATCTCTGGTAGCCCTGCTACAGGAAATACAGACATCCTGATTATGCTGCAACATATTGGAACCTACGACACTACCAATTTGAAGTGGCAGGACTACGCAGCTAGAGCCAGAACCATTGCTGATTCTTTCGGAGCGGCATTCTTGAATATCTGGCCACTGGGTAGAAACTCCTGGAATTACTGGAATGGTCTAGGTTATTGGGGTAACGCTGCTGCGGCTGGTGGTGGAGCTGGAACAGATGTCATTCACATGTCTGATGCCGGTCACCAGTATGTTGCCAATCAGTTGATCCCTATTCTGACTGCCGCCTAAGGAGAGAAATGCTTAGCTCATATACTGGAGACTTCAGCTTCGCTGGAAACGTGGATATTCAGGGAAACACCTTTGGTGCCGCAGGACCAGGCGCACACGGTTTGGTGGGCTGGACCTTTGATCCAACTATGGTTAACACTGGCCAGACTGGAACCGCGCAGACCATTTATCTGTCAGGTATCTTCGTTGCTCGCTCAGCTTCCCTTACCAAGTTATACTGGGGAATCAATACCGCAGGAGCAACCATCACTGCCTCACAGAATTTCGTAGGACTATATAACTCTTCTGGTACTCGTCTAGCCTCTGTTGGTGTAGACGCGCGTGTAACAACTACAGGATTGTTCACCGAGACCATCAGTGCCTCCATATCCCCTGGCATGTACTGGGTAGCTTTTGTATTTAATGCCACTACCATGCCCGCAGTTTACAGAGGACCGGGACAGTTAAACGCTACATTGGTTAATGCGGGAATCACTACCGCTGCTAGCTATCGTTATGCAACTGCTGGTACTGGACAGACTTCCCTACCTTCCTCCATTACCACCACTTCCAATGTAGCGTCTCAGAATACTTACTGGGCGGCGCTAGCGTAATGTTTATTTTCAATGAAGACGAAGCCATGAAGGTCAAGTTCTCTGGTCTGGTAGTGAACGATGTGAATGCTCCGGACAGCGGCCGACCAGTAGAGGTAATCTGGCTGGACTCCGAAGTGGAAATTCAGAACCTTACCTATCCCTCTATTGTCATCTGCAACACTGGAATCTCATTTGATCCAGAGAGAGCATCTTCTGGATGGTTTCAATTGCCCTATACCCCTGAGAACTTTGACCAGTGGATTAGCGATAATATAGAAGATGTGAGTTCAAGTCCTTACTGGGCGTTCACTCCAATCCCGTATAATATTGATTATCAAATAGAAGTGTTATCCAGAAGCAATAAGCATTCCACATTTCTTACAGCAGTATTATCTGGCCCGGATTACCTCAGTGTCCGCAATGGATATCTAGCGATTCCAGAAGATGGCACCGTTCGCCGCATGGATCTCATGGCTGGACCAGAACGACAGAACACACACGATGCGGACGGGAAGAGAATCTTCCATAACGTATACACAGTAAGAGTTTCCACTGAGCTACTACCATTCGAAATTGAGAGCTACCTTCAGGCACAGACAGTGGTCAACGACATTACTGTTCTACCACCAGAGATCTAATAGGAGATTTTGATGACTTATCAGCGTCCTGGTGTATATGTAAATACATCATTGACCCCCATTACAACTGGGACAACAAGTCCTGGACAATCTACCGCCGCATTCATCGGTGTGCACACACAGGGACCAACTCAGCCAACTCTAGTTACTTCCTGGAATGACTTCCAGAATCTTTATGGCGGATTCGGTAACGGTGCTAACTACCTACCATTTGCGGTATGGCAGTACTTCACCAACAACGGTAACCAGGCATACATTGTTCGCGCGGCTGCGTCTGACGCTGTTGCAGCCACCCAAACCCTGAATGACCGCGAGGCAGGCACAGGATCTATCCTTCCACCT